TCACCTAATGTAAACTTACCTCTAGCTGCTTCTACTGTTTGTATATCATGAACAGTTCTGCGTCTCTGTCCAAATACTATGGAACCGTAATCTTCCTCTCCCTCGCTGAAAGGTTCTGTAATGCTGCCGCCATCTGGAGTCGGAAAATAAAGAGCTTGACCCAGAAGTGCTTTTTGGTTTTGTAGATAACCCTCATGTAAGGGTTCTATAGTTCCATAATCATCATCTGATAATAGTAGATCAGAATCGGTATTATAAGCTGCGTTAAATGTTTCTACCGCCGCACCATCAAATGTTGCTCCACCTGAACCCAACCAGAATGCGGAACTGCGTTCCATACCATCAGATATCTCGAATATGGTTCCTGAACCAATCCAGATACGTTTGAGTGACTGCCCAGCGATACCAGACGCTGCGATATTACCAGAACCAAGATAACTCGTCCTAGCAAACGCTTCGTTCGTTGTAGAGGTCATAGACGCAACAGCGCCCATAGGTGAAATACTTTGATTTACAATCTCTCCTCTATCTCCATCAATATCACTTTCTGCTAAGAGAGGAGTATTTGCTAATAAATTTGTTGGTGTTGCTGTAAGAGTTCCGTAATCTGCTGTAGTTCCAGACGCAGAAATTTGACCTAAGTTTTCTGTCTCAAACGTTAGGTCTAGATCTGTATTCGTATCAGCATATACGTAGTTCGCCATACAGTATCAAAAAAATAGGGGGACTATAAACAAGTCCCCCACTGAATTTATGATATAAAGAAAAGTCAAATATCAGTCGAGACTGATGTTTAGAGTAACTTTAATTTGGTCACCGTTGTTTTGAATTGGGTATGGACCATTTGTAAATCTTTCAGCGAACATGATGCTGCTGTAAAGAGTTAGGTTACCAGTTCCATCAAGAGAAGGTGTAGTCTCAAATGTAGTACTTGAAGGAGTACTAAAGATAGTGTATGTATTTTCTGTAGTTGTAGTATTAGAAGAACCACGAGCGATGTAAATTACATCTCCTGCTTGCAAGTCATGTGCTGCAGTTGTAGTAACTACGGTATAATCTAGAGTGATTGAAGGATCAGTCGCTGCCTGAATGTTATCAGTAAGAAGAACAGCAACGTTACTTGAATCGCAAAGATAGATTCTACGAGTTGAACGATCAATACCACCAACTTTTGTACCTGCTGGAACAGCACTGTTACCACCAACTACTTGACCAAGAGTAACATTGTCCATAATAGCTGCAGTGTTAGGCAAGGTGATGTAGTCTTGTCCGATAACACCGATACATGGATCAGAGTTAGAACCCTTGTTAAGAGAAGCAGCAGCAGCACCAGAAGCAGCATCAACAACACCATGTATTGCAACAGGCATGTTGTTTGCTCTTACAATGTAGTAACCATAGATATTACCAGCGGCACTAGTGAAGGTAAATGTTTGCTCAGGATATGTAGCAGTAGTTACAACGTTAGCAGAAGAGTCTTGGTTAATTTTCCAGCGAGCACCGTTTAGGAGAATACCATAAGCATTTGTGTAGTCGTAGCGAGCTTCAGTTCTGTTATTGGTTGCTGTAGGGTAACCAGTAGATCCTGCAGTACCATATGTGTTAGTATTACCATTAGCGTATGGTTCATAGTATGCAGTAGTTGAAGGTACATCGCCTTCAGCTGGTGTTGTGTCGCTGCTATACAGCTTAAGAATCAGGTCACGAGGGGCATTATCCTCACGATCAAGAACGTGATTGTTGTTATTAATTAGATAACGAAGCGACTCAAGTTCGCCAATATTAGGTACTAGCAGTGCCATTTAACTTAACTCCAATGTTTGTGTTGTGCTTGCTTACGTTTATTTATAAATGTTTCAACCGTAAATTATTTATCATAACAAGACTTTCAGACCAAGCATAAATCTTCTGATGCTCGTCACGCCTTGTACTTTGAATCTGAGGATATCTCCTGCAACCAAAGTTTTGTCCCACTGAGTGAGATTATCGTTAGTTCCCTTTAGGTTTCCTCCAGCAATAGTAGGAAAGTCTGTACCACAAATGGAAGAAAATCCAGTTGGATAATCAGTAAAACTACATTTCTCAATATCTACCCTGAGAAATCCATTTACATCACCAACGATAGTCCATGTATCAATTTGTCCTGTAACATCTATGGTTAATTCACCTTTGGTACCAGCACCCATATCGAAAGATCCACTACTATGAACAAAATTAATTGTTCTTGTTAGGTCTGCAGTTGTTGCTAAGGCAACAATAAAAACCTTATCTCCTACGGAAGGAGGAGTAGTAAAAGAGATTTGACTATTGGTTACAGCATAGTCAACACCTGGGTGTTGGACTGCACCGTTTACAGAAACAATGATTTGACTTGAGTCAGTTGGAACATATGCCTCGTTATTACTTGTTAAATTAAAAACAGTTTGAGAATTGTTAAACTGACTTGTAAAGTCATCCAGAACAATATTATTATTCTGAAGATACTTTGCAGGTATATCATAAGTAACCCCCACCGCATATTTTTTCTGCGCTGGAGTAATTACATTGTAATTAGAATTCTGTACACTAACGTTATACGTAGGCATCAGGATACTCCTGGGGTTATCTCTATTATACCTTCAATAACTCTTGACTTGGTTCCAGATGGAGCAGTCAAAAGAATATCATAAACATATCTTCGGGCTTCTAATGCTGCTGTTGTTGCATTTGCTAAAGATATTGATAAAGCACCATTATATCTATCTGGGTAATCGACAACAAAGTCGGTTGCAGTAGATGATGAGTAACTTCTCTTTAACTTTGCAACAGCGGTATATCCAGTAAGATTCAAAGGAGTAGTGTTCGCTTCGTTCTGGATATTGAACGTTGCAGAGAAATCTGTCCCCTTCTCACAAATCAAATTAATTGGTATTGCCGCCATCAGCCTAAAATAAAACCCCTCACTATTTAGCGAGGGGAATGTTCAATCACTCAACGCTACTTGGCGCTTCCCCTTCTGGAGGGTGTTCGTGATCTTTGTTTTGCTCTTCTAGTAGACCTAGAGTTTCTAAACCACCAACTAGTTTTGTGCGGTACTCGTTAAGTTTAACCAGTTCTTCTTTCAGTTTTGTGATTTTAGCATCAGCGTCTTTGAGTTGCGCTTCAAATTCGCCTTTTAATTTTGCTGTATCTGTACAGGACATAATAATTCATGAATTGTCTGACTTATTTATTATAGCACGTAAAAGCGATCTTAGCTCAGTTATTTCAGTTTTTAAACTTTGAAGTTCATTCTCCTGTAATTCCTGTCTAACTCTGGATGCTCTTATTTGTTCAAATGCTTTTTTATCTTTATTAATAATAGCATTTGTTGATGGATCTCTATACAGACCATCTTCGCCTTCAACTTGATACATTAGAAACTCGCTACTGCTCTTAGGTCTTGTACCTTAGGTACGTATGCTGGATTATCAGACTCCATAATAATTTTCACTGCGAATGATGTAAATTCTGGTAGATTACTTACACTGAATGGTAGTTCTTGATAAGAATCTTGTTTTTCAAAGAGACCTGAGATCTCATTCTCTGCAGATGCTTCAATATCAATATCTGGTACACCAGTAATGTTAAAGAATGCCCACTCAATATCATCAAAGTTTTGTTCACTAGAAGATTCTTTGATCTTATAGAGAACTTTAATATTAGAAACCTCTCTAATATTTGCTGTTAGTTTTACATCAATAGTTGTTCCTGGATTTTCTAAAGATATTTCTTTTGTTACGTACTTAGAAATACCAGATGTATTTTTAGATCTGTTCTCAGGAACAAACTCAACACCAGCACTGTAATCAACATTTTTGATAATCCACCAGTCATTTGTATTTGCTGCTTGATTTACAAACTGAACTGCATCTCCTACACGGAAGATATCAGGTAACTGATTTGTAGGTGTTGCATTTCTAGTAAATGCAGACCCACCTGTTACAGCAGCAGTAAAGTTACCATCAATTGCTTCTTTATCATTGAATACAGTTAATATTTGAGACTGTGCATCCCAGTCAACAATGTTACCACTAATTTTATCAAGATATAATTCATCATCAGCAATAGAAGAACTTTGTGATAAGTTATATGCATTCAATGTAGTATTGATACTAAAGTCTGGTTTTATTTCAGTTGCTCCAGAGTTTGTAATTGAAACACCAGTTAGACTAGTCTGAGAAGAAAAAGTTAATGCCTCAGATGCTTTAAACTGTCCACTATTCCTTAACTGTACAGTCACAGTATTGGTAGATGCATCCCATGCTAGAACTTTACCACTACCACCTTTTAAACCAGCAACTTCAGATGTATTTGTATTTGTTGTAGAATCAATTGTTTGACCTAGGTCTATATCAGTACCACTGTTACCAGTAATAGCAAACTGATAGATTTTATAGAACTCAAGAAGTTGGTTCTGTCTACCATACCTATTTTCAGTTCCTTTAGCAGATTCAATTCTATTACTAATAGTTTTAACAGAACTAGTTCTTAAATCAATAACTGGAGATAGATTTGATATCTCAGATGATAAATCAAGTTTGTATTCTAATGAATTAGGTAAACCATTATAAAGTTCATTTACACGAGAAGCAATTACTTTCTGATTAATAAAGAAGTGTTCTTGCTTAATGAAAGTTTTCTCATAATTGCTTTGAGAATATGAATTATAATTTACAGGTCCATTATCCACTGGAATAATATTAGTTGTCTTAACAGAAGAATCAATCTTTGTTTCTTTGAATGAAAGATAACCAATATCAGCATATAGTTTTTCAAATTTTCTATTGTTAGAGATTAAACCTACAGCACCACCACCAATGTCGTTAGAACTTGCTTCTGTAGGTGATACAATATTGAAACTATCAATACCAACGTTCTCTACTTTAAATAGATTGGTATTGATTGTAGATCCTGCAACACCTCCAGTAGATCCTACACCTTTGAAGAACACATAAGAATTACCACCCTCTTCAAAACCATGATCTCTGTGATGAACACGTACATACTTATTATTACCTCTAAACTTTTTCAATGTAGCACTACTAAATGCTTCACTACTTGTAGAAATAGGATCGAGAGACATTGTTTCAAATCCAAGTTGCTCATTTGTTAATAGTACACTAGCAGTTCTAGAATTATCAAACTCTGCACGCATTAAAGTAAACTTAATATCTTCTCTGAGATCTTCTGTCCAACTCTCTACATTTTGAGATCTGAATACAGATCCAAGACCAGATATAGGAGTAACAGTTCCAGATCCAGAAGATGCACCAACTTCAGATGCCCAAACTTCATACTCAGTAGAATCAGTTTCTACAACAAACGCATACTCAGCATCATTTTGTAAGTATACTGGATACTCAAATTTGAACATAGTTCCTACACTTCCCTGTATATCTGTAGAAAGATTTGTAGCGATACCCATAGTTACACCAGGAGTATCCATATCAACAACACTTTGAATAGCAGCACCTGCGTTTCCTGATCCAGTACCATTGATTACAATAGATGGAGCACTAGTATACCCAGAACCAGAAATTGATACCTCTGAATTATAAATTTTACCACCAGAAACACCTAGACTACCAGTAGCAGTTGTACCACCTGGTAATTGAGGACTTTCAATAACCATTGATGCAGTATCATAATTTGTACCAGTTGCTAGAACTTTAAGATCAACTAATTTACCAGAGTCCTTAGCGATAGTAAGAGAAATAGTAGTATTATTTGTATTATTTGCTAAAGTCAAAGATGGTACAGTCAGTGTTTCACCAGCACTAAATGATTGACCATTATTATTAGAAAGAACTAATGTATAAACTTGATCTGCAGAAAGAGGAATCTTATCTGCTGATCCTGGTAGTACTTCTGTACCAGTCCTATCAAATACTTTATAAACAGGACCAGATGCACCAGAAATAGATCCGATAACAGTTTCTGCAATCTCAATAGATGCATCTTGAGAAATGAATACTTTAAGTTTAGTCTCAGGAGCAATAGTAGTTTCAGTACCAGGAATAATTGATTTGCCTGGTTTTCCACTAGCAGTATTTGTTAGATATGTTCTAACTGGAACTTTAAGATCTTTTTTATTAAAGAATAGTTTGATACCAGTTACAAAACATCCACCTTCCAAGTTCTCAACTTTAAATGTTTGTGTTAAAGGAGAAGGTTTTTTACTTGATCCAGTGTCTGTATCAACAATCTGTCTTCCCTCGTTCGTTTTAAGATTTGCAGGGAGAGTAGAAGTAACTGTAGATGTACTTGTAGGAAGGACTCCCGTTGGGTAATATTTGACTTCGGTAAATGTTTCGACATTCTCCTTAGGTTGGTCAGTTGAACTAGATGTAAATCTAATAGTTTTTTCACCGACAGTGAACTGCAGTTGTTCTGCATTTGTGTCGTATTGTGTATTGTAGATATAATTGTTCCAAGTGCTACCCTGAACTGGTGGGTAACCATTCGGAATTAAAATTAATCCACTAGCATTACCAGCATCATCTGTGGTAATAGCAGAACCAAATGTAGATAGAGAGTTACCAGGAACTCCACTATATCTAAGGTCAGGGTTGGTCCATCTAGAAATATCTCTTCCCTCAAGGAAAGGATAGATTCTAGTATTAGGTTTCATTCGACGAATATTAAACCTAACTGCCTTAGACCTAGCAAACTGTTGTAGTGAACTAGCAATAGCAGTTTCACCAATTACTTTTGTTTGTATACCTTTACCAGTTTCATTGTTTTGAGGACTAATATTAGAAGAACTTCCTACGTTAGCAATTTGTACAGAAGAAGTGACCGCATCAGAGTTGATTTCTGATAGAGAATTAATATTAAAGAAGTTTTGATCAGATCCTACCCAGTTAACAGCATAAGAATTATAGATGCTAGAATACGCCTCTCTTACATTACTCTTTGCTAAGAAGATTGTATAGAGTTGTGTATTGTTATCTGTAATTAAAGGAGCATCAGTATTCTCATACCAAGAATCAACAGGTGCGTCTAGAGATGCATCACCCACGTATTGAATAACAACAAATGGGTTTGGATTAATTTTTTTAGTTGCAAATGGGTTTTCAAGAAGAGTTAGTTCACTGTAAGGTAGAGTTATAACATCACCATTTCTAACATAACCTGCTACTACTCTTTCATCTTCTTTAGTATTAACTTCTGATAGATCAACACTATCTTCTCTTGCCTGTGATCTCAATACAGACTGTTTAGTATCAATAGCACATCTATAGTCAATAGAACTTACTTTACCAACTTTATGAGTTTCAAAATTATCTACAACAAAACCACTCTTAAATCTTTCAAATCCACTAGCATCTTTGATTTGCATATTCAATGCTTGCTGTTCTAAGACACTAAGAAGAGTATAGTATTCAAGTCTTTCTACACGTTTCTCTAGTTTGCCGATATCACGCATTGTGTAACGCTTGTTATCAACAGGGATAGTACGAACATCCTTGCTAGTAGTTGTATATGCAGGGATATAAAGATATGCAAGTGCGATTGCATCATCTACCAATTCTGGTTTAGATGGATTGAGTGAGGAGTTACCTTCTTTAATTAAGAAATCTCCTTTCTTGTTTAAGAATAGACCATCAATCCTATCTAAGTATTGACTTTGATAGAATGAAATTGTATATGGTAGATTTGCATCTGCTGCTGGACATGCTGTTACAACACCACCTTCTCCAGTAAATTCATTAAAGATATTTCTAGCAAAATTAGATTGATCTTGGAATCCAGTAATTGTTGCTGCAGTATCAACTTTAGGTCTAAAATCAATAACATCTCTTAGATTTGTTACACCATAAACAGAAGAATTAAATGTTGGAATCTCATCTGCAGTAACACCTGCTTCGTGAATATAAGAATCAACAACACAGAAGTCTCCAGAAGAATGATCAAAGTAATCAAATGATATTA